TCTTCCGGCTCCTGATTGTGTTTCATTTTTGCTTCAACAATTATCGGATATGAATAGCGCTTATAAGCCTGCATGACCCTTTCGAGATAGGTTTGTGAAAAACTGTTGTAGCTATTTAATGATGGTGGCCGGTCATCGGTCAAACCCTGGATCCCAAAGTCAAAAGCATTGATAAGGTCAGTCATTGAATATTTTGAAAATGCAACTTTGATATAACAGATAAGTGACTTTGCATTTGAAGGATATTTTTCCTCTGAAAGTCCAACCAGTTCAAAAAGGATAATCAGTAATTCAGTGATGTCATCATCTGTTTCACCGATCAGCCTCCGTTCAGTTTGCGCTTGTAGCACTCTTTCTGAACTTTTCTTTTCCCGAAGTCGTTGTATTTTTTCCTGAATTTCCCGAAGTCGTTGTATTTTTTCCTGAATTTCCATTTTTTTGCTTTTCAAAGTCAGTAATCAACCAGTTTCTTAATTTTGTGATCGGGTACATATAGTCTTTTGATAATTTTTTGCGCGCTAACCATTTTGTTGTAAAATCTTGGAAATCTTTTTTTTCAAAACCCATGCTCATGCAAACCTGTTCCTGGAATATTTCACCTGAAAGCGTTTCATTTAACTTTTCAAAACTTACTATTAAACTATTTTCAGAATCGCGCGCGGAAATCTCCTCTTCTTTTCTCTTCTCTCCTCTTCTTTCCTCTCCTCTCCTCTCCTCTCCTGCTTGAAGCAAATCGGAAGCCTGGCTTTCTTTTTGCTTAAGGGGGGCTTTCTTTTTGCTTCCTCCCTTGCGCCCATTCTCACTTAGCCGTTGTCTCTTAGAAAGATGTTCTTTTATTCTTTCAGAGTAAATCCCCTTTTCATCCTTAAGAAGTAATTCTGTTTTTATTAAAAAATTAAGTATCTCAGTAAGCCTGGCTTGATCCAGGTTTAAGCCAAATGCAAGCCCGGCTAAAGCCTGGCTTTTAAAATAACCGTCAGCCTCACATAGATTCTCCAAAATTGCGAAGTACAAGCCATATCCTTCCCATCCCATCTCAGCCCGTAATTGTAGTATCTTCTGATCATTACGGGCATTGTAATCATGTTCAAAATAGAAAGCATTTTTCATAAGGGTAATTTATTAGTGCAATTGCATTTCTTCTTCTTACCATTGACTTCATCCCGGCATTCGCATACCATAGAATTGCATTTATCAATGAATTCCGATAGGCTTATGTGGTGATCTATCTTCTGCAGGTATTCTGGCTGACCATTATCGACATTATAAACCTTCACTATACCTCCCGGCCCCAGGTGCTTCTTTTGGAATGAGAAGCGTTTATTGTCAGTGATTTGTGCGATGATTTCGTTATTCACTATAGTACCCCTTATGAAGTTATCTTTCGGACAAGATGGCATTGGTCAGTTTTTGGAGTAGTTTTTAAGGATGAAATGCTTTGCCAGACTGATGTTTTTATCAGATGATCCAATTATGTAATTCTTACCTGCAAATACTCCAAATGATCCATCATGTTTTCCTTTGGTATCCAGCATCATCCTCACCCGGTATCCGTAAACCTGGTCAACTACTGCTCCTAATTGTTTCTTTTTATTTGCCATATCTTTAGTTAATTGAATAGTTATATATCACATAGTATTTTGATTTAAGCAGGAGGAATTCCCTGGCGGTGAAATCACGCCGGACTATTTCTGTAATAACCGATTTACCGTCATCCTTCCTGGTCACTTTGACAAGATTTAAGGACCTGACATAGGATATATCCATCCACGGGGTCAGATGCAACCTAACGCTTCCTATTGATGTTTTTTGGAGCTTCATTTTTGTAGGTTTATCGTTCATGGCAAATAACCTTCTCACGGATAATTTTATCTTCAGAATTGCGGATCGGTATCCTCTGTTTCCTCACAAGCCTCCCAGGTGTTTCCTTCCGGCAGTTAGCCCAAACGCGATGAGATGAGCGCTTTGCTCTAAAAATCGTTTTTAACGGTGTTTTAGGTGGGAACTCAGGTAGTTTTCGCTTAGTTTGCTCTTCATTCTTTTTGCGCCTGAAAAAACTTCTTATTCTGTCAAACATGGGTAGTGTTTTGAGGGTTTATGATTTATTTAACTGCTTCTTTGTAAGCCTTAACAATCTTTCCGGCAATACTCCCGGTGAGTTCCGGTTTTATTACCGGCATCAGGCAAATAGCCAGAATGAGGCTGATCAGCACCAGGTCAATTAGTATCCGGATAATGCGATCTATGATTTTTATTTTTACCATAACTTTGGTTTCTTTAGTTCATAAATGATTGCAGCAATGAATATCAACAGACAGATGCAAAGCATTATGTTTTCCTGGCACATTGTCAGTGGTAATCAGGTTCATCATTGCCATCCCAAGGAAGGCTCTCGAAATTCTTTATCATTCGCCTGAAGGCATATCCTCCAGTACAGAGAAAAGCAATAGAGAAGATAATTATCAGTATTGTCATGGCAGCTATTTTATAATTCTGAAAAAGAAAAGGAAGCATTCTATGGGGGTCAATGATCGAAAGTATTGTTTGGATATGGTCACGTTTTGATCATCCCTGATGGTATCTATTGTTTGAATGGTGGATGAATTTACCCGGATGATCTCACCTTCCAGAATTTTGAAATGCAACTTTACACCATGTTCAAGAACTTTGTAATCATGAAATGACGTTATACATCTCAAAAGTGAATTATCATTAACCGGGTAGGATGATTTCTGTTCCATAAGAATTAAGATTTATTTTTTATTCTGATATGCTTGATGAAGATGCCCCGGCTTTCCAGGTCTTTCTTTGCTTTGATCACATCAATGTGATAGTGAAAATTCTTTTTACCGCTACCAATCAGGATGGCGCCGTCAAGTCCCTCTTTGCAGAGGATGCGAAGCCGGGCAGGATCTATATCAAAGTAATGGGCAGCCTCCGGTAGTTTCATAAGTGATCTTGAACCAGTAAAAATGGAAAGCATTTCCTTGATCTCCCGGAGTTCTTTGTATATGGCTGCTTCTGATTCTGACATGTACCCTGATTATTGAACCCGTTTGATTTTACAGATTCCGATTGTGATCTCTTCTCCCACCTCCAACTTATTCAAAGAACCGATTTCATCCTGGGTAATTGGATGGATATTTCCGGGTGTATTCACAGCGATGAATTCCGCCATTGAAACGGGATCATCTCCATCCATTGATACCATTTTGACAGAAAGTGCTGGAATCAAAAATAAATCAGCATACTCTTTCCCGAAAATTTCAGCAATAAACAGCGCCTTCTCTGACCTGTCTGTGCAAAGGCGAGAGCCGACAGTCGAGTGCGTACACGCATAGTCGGAATACGAGTTCGCAAAGACGAACCCGGAGCCGGAGACCTTAATCTCAAACCAGGGAAAATATTTGTACTCATTCTGGTTATTCCAGTCAGGTACCCATCCGTTGTTTATGGCTTCAAAGACAACAAACAACTCATATACCCTCAGCCAGGCCAGTCTGAATCTCTCAGGAACCTTTGCCGGGATATCGGTTAATGTTAATCGCTCCAGGTTCTGCTTTTTAAAAGCAGCATCTACCGAATTGATTGTTCTGTAATCGAAATTTGAAGTGGCTTTTTTCATATAATTTTTTTTTATTGTTAATTATTTATCCTAATTGACGGTCACAGTTAGGTCGTTCCCTTTGTGGAGCTGGAGTTTCTTTCTTTAGCTTTGCCAATGTTTGCCTGAAATGAAGTTCTTTCATACAGGCTGCGGGTGTTTGTTTTTCAGGGGGCTTATTCTTCTTAGACTTGTAGGTTTTCCAGTAATCTTTCATGTAGCACCTTTTTGAGCAATGCCTTTGGGAAGCACTTTGCTTTTCAAATTCTTTTCCGCATTCTGTTAATGCACAATGGAAAATTTGTGGAATGGCAATTGAAGGAACTGGCTCCGGATCCTTCTTAACGACAGGGATGATTTCAGGTTCAACAATAACCTTGACGGGAATGCTATTTGGTGAAAGGAGATCAACGCATCTCTTTAATTCACCTATATTATCGAAAGAAAGATGTAGTTCAGCTTTCATAGGGTTAATTTTTACAGGTAAAATAAAAAACGATAAAGATGATGAATCCTATAATCATTGCAATCCATTGCAGTGTGTTAAATTTTGCCTTCATGTCAATTATTTTTATTTATTGTTTCTGCATTTTCATACAGATCACAAGGGTTTAAACCAAAGTATTTACCAATGATTTCAAGGCAATCAGCGGTTGTAAGAAGTCTGTCATTAGTTCTGAGCCACCTGTATAATGTCGATTCAGTAGTATTTAAACCAAGTACTATTTCTGCCCGTAACCGCTTCTCCGCTCGTATCTTTGAAATTATTTCTACTTTGAGTTTCATCCCTTTTCTATTGATATTTATTTTTTATTACTATATTTGCCTGTTATCAATGCGACAAATATATACAGATGTTTACAGTTTTGTTCATGTTTATACAGTTAAGTTATTAACATTTTATTAACAATGAGTAAAGAGTTAGCCTTACGATTTATCGAAGTGATTGATTATCTAAAGAAAGAGGGAATAATTAAATCAAAAAGAGAATTGGCTAATGCTTTGGGAATATCACCTTCATTAATTACAGAAGTTTCAGAAGGAAGGACAAATATCTCTTTTTCAAGAATTACTAAATTATCCGAAATCTACAACATTAACAAGGATTGGCTACTCCACGGAACCGGGGGTATGATAAAGCAGGATGAATTTAAAGTTGAAGAAAATACTGAAATATACAGAAATGTTATTGATATCAATAAAACTATTACGCTGGCCATAGAATCAATAAAACTTGCTCATAGAGTGATTGAACATTATAATGAAGAACACGGATCTCAAAAAGAAAGAAATGCTCACTCAGGATAGTATATAAGTCCCCCTACCCCCATAACATAGGCATTATATAAAAGCAAAGATATGGATATTTATACAGCAAAAAAGATTACACTTTCTCCTGAATCATGGGATTATGTAGAGGCATTATGTAAAACAGGAAAGAAATTGGAGGCAATAAAGTTCTACAGGTTAAAGACAGGATTGTCAATAAAAGAATCAAAGGTTCAGGTAGAAAGTTATTGTTTGAAACAAGGGTTTATTGCAAAGGATAGTTTCCCAAAGAGTTTGAAGATTGCAATACCTATCATTGGCTTTATTATCCTAATCATCATTATAGGCACTTGCAGCAAATCTGATACGGAATCGGTTAAAATGTTACAACCTGAAGCCAATAAGCCCATTATGGTAAATAAAACATGGACTGAAATATTACACTTCAAAGGAAATGGGATGAAGAAATCAAAAATAATTCATCTGACTGGATCCGAATCAAAAATAGTATATTCATATAAGGCAAATCCCGGTGCCGGGATGGGTGTGTTCTACGTCTATGTGATGGAGGCTGGAACTCAATTGATGAAAGATGGTGGAATTCCTGAAATTATGTCAACCAATGAGGACGACCAAGGAGAATCATCGTTTCAAAAGGATGAAGGCGATTATTATATTATAGTCAATTCTGTTGGAGGTTGGGCTTTGAGTATTCAGGAATTACGCTGATTCTCTTACCTTAAATTCTACCGTCACATTTTCACACCAGTTAATTAAATGATAATCAACCGATAGAACAAAAGTAAATTAATCCCGCCGGGGTCACTTTTTACATACAAGGCAAATCATTAAAAATCAATGAAAAGCCTTTAAAATATGACATATCAAAGTATCACTAAGTAAAATTATTTTGATGTTTTTTGATGTTTTTTGATACTTTCGTTCTACCGGTATTCTACCAAAAAGCAAAAAATCATTCTACCCATGAGAACGAATGCCATCTTCAACCTGATCTTTAACCGGAAGAAAATTAAACTCGACCCGGAAGATACTGCCTTGGTCCAGCTGGAAATAATTTTTGTTGACCAGTTAAAGATGTATATCAGCACCGGAATTTACCTTCATCCTGATCAGTGGGATAAAAAACATAAATCCGTTATCAATCTATCCACGGCTGGAGCGATTAATAAAAAGCTGGCTGACTTGACAGGGAAACTCAGGACAGCAGAACTCCGTTTGAATGAACAAGAGGCTCATTTGACCCGGAGGGATGTCCTGGAGTGCATGGAAGAGCCAGGAATGAAGAAAAACAGCTTTGTGTCCTTTATGTTATTGGAGATAGCCAAGCGGAAAGAGATCCATGTGGCTACCCGGTACCGGCATAACCTGATCACTGAGGAACTGAAGGGGCTGAATATCATTAATTTTTCCGATCTGACATTACGCAATGTGCAGCGTTATGATGAATACCTGAAAGATAAGAAACTGGAACAGACTACCGTATTCAAAAAGCACTCCAACCTAAAGACCTACATTCATAAAGCCATCGACTTGGAGTTGATGAAGCATGAGCAGAACCCTTACCTGAAGTTTGAGGTTGTACGCGGAAAGCATAAGATCAGGACCCGGCTCGATGATAAAGAGATGAAGGCAATAATAAAAAAGGAGATCAAGGATCCTGAGCTGGCCTTTGTCCGGGATATGTACGTTTTTCAGATGTTCACCGGGATCAGTTACCGGGATATGACTTTCACCGGCGGGCAATTGAAGAATAACAGCGGTGAACTATGGATCGAAGGGCTTCGGAAGAAAAATGGAGAGTATTATTCCGTATTCCTATTGCCTGAAGCTGAAAGGATATTAAAAAAACATAGGGCACCGGGTAACGACCAAGTATTTGACATCCTCCCACAATTTGACCAAAATAGAAAACTGAAGATCATTGCCGGGCTGTGTGGAATTGAGAAGAATATCACAACGCACACAGCCCGGCATACTGCAGCCAGCTGGATGATAAGGAAGGGTGTTCCTATAACCGTTATCAGGGATATCCTTGGCCATACTAAATTAGATACCACTCTTATCTATGCCAAACTGGATAATAAAACGATAATGGAAGAGATGAAGAAGGCAAATAGGAACCGAAAATAATTGATCATCCCATTTCCCCTTTTTTATTTTATATTTTCTTTCCAGAAATCAGGATATTTTTATACTTTTACATCGACACATCGTAACAGTCCATTCGTTGGCCTATGTTTCCATCAACATAAGCCCGGACAGAGGGATGGTAACATCTCTTGGTTGTTGCGATGTGTCAAATCACAATTGCCCGTCCGGGCTTCCTTTTTTGTAGGCACAAACTAAAACAAAAGACAAATTTGTTTTGAATAGCAAGATAAGGGATAATTAATAACCAACACCTCAGTTTTCTTTCTTTCAATTGCCTTTTTGCTGGCACATAATATCATCTTAAACTCCCTTTTATACCAACCATTCTCTTGGCAGTATTGATCAAGGATCTCTTGTGGATAATTACTTAGCAGGAACTTCCCCTTGATCCCCCTTAGCACCTTTAAAAGTTCCTCGAAATTCTGAATCGAATAACTTGTATAATGACCTTGATTAGTACCTGGGTAAGGAGGATCAACATAAAAGAATGACTCGGGGGTATCAAATGCTTTTATGACGGCCAGAGCATCCCTGCACTCAATCTGAGTGCGCTCAATGCGTTTATGAAGTTGCTCTGTGAACATTCGCTTCTTGTTCATGACTTTGATGGCCACACTTCCCTTTTTACGATCGTAGCCCCATGATCCCTTGAGTTGGGATCCGAAACTCTGGCTGGCAAGAGTAAATACCGCCCAGGCTCTTTTGACTTCATCGACTGATCCAGGATCGTTGTAAATATTCCAGGCCTCCATGAACATCTTTCTGGAATGAAGTGTCGCTTTAACTAACTTCTGTAACTCAGGGAACCGGTACTGAAGGATCTTGTAGAAGTTGATCAGTAGTTCATTGGTGTCATTGATTACCTCAACATTCGAGCGCGGCTTTGCCCAGTACACAGCTGCTCCACCGCAAAAAGGCTCGCAATAAAGGTTGTGATCGGGAATAAGCGGCATGATATGCTGCAGCATTTGTTGTTTGCCCCCATAATAACTTATAGGAGTTCTGAGGTTTGTTTCTGTTTTCATTTTTAAGGTTTTAATGTTAGTTCCTATGCCTCCATCAAAACCTTTAAAAAATCAAAGTATGAAATACAGTACAATCAATACTAAACTAATCACAGCAAATATCAGCTTAACAATCATTGAAATTTTTTGATTCCAGAATTTATCCCACTTAGAAGTAGTGCCTATGTACCAAAAATCCTGGTGCAGGTGAAGGGCAATAATACCATCCCATAATGTCCAACAGATACTTATATACAATGGTATAAGGAAAAGTAGAATCATCCAATCACCCCATAAGGTAACTGTCCACAAAACTCCTGCACCGGCCCGAAAAGCCACACTAAACCCATGCCATGCTCTTGACCATTGCTTTTTCTTTTCAGGGTACTGTTCAACCCCCCACCTGACCATCATACCCATCATTACAATGAGCATGAGTAATAGGACAAATCCAAATATTACATAGAATAGGGTCATTGTTTCAACCCCAGGGCGATCTTCTGATCCAACCCTGCCTGGCAGAAATCATCAACTATCTTCTGATATGCCACGCGTTCTGGAGCTGTCTTGGCGAGTTTTAACATAGAAAATTCATCACCGATCGAATAGTGATCCCGGATCCGCTTTTCTACCTGGGCATTAATCTCTTTATAAAGGCGGGATCCTTTAAGAATTTCCTCCATGTCGGCAAATGTCACCTCTTCAACCTCGCACTCTGCATGCTGGAGGCCAAGGACTTCTTCCGTATCAACATCATCTGCCAATCCGTGATATTCAATATCACCCTGGCGGTCATACATTAATGGCCGGTTTTCATCGCTCATTGATTGAACGGGTGCTACAAAGGCGAGAATTTCCTCGCCACCTTTTACAACTTTTGCTTTAAAGTATTTCATGATTTTTCAATTTTTATGTTTATAATACCACTTTATGATCCATTCTTTACGCTCCGGTACAACCAGGAGAATCTGTTTAATGACATATACTAACGAATTTGTGCGCATCGCATGACTGAGGTAACTTGCGATCCGGTTCAAATTCGCATCTTGTTTTAGTTTGCGCCTTATCTTATAAAGGTTCCTCTTACGGATTACCCTACGGTTGTACCAGGTGCGATATCCCACAAAATCAACTCCATTTTTAATCTGAGAAATAATAGTTTTTCTGTTAACATGAAGGTTAAGCTTTTCAACCTGCTCACTGATTCGGATCCGGGCATTCTGCAACTCTTCTTTAGACTTGGATAAAAGTACCAGGTCATCCATATACCGCACGTAATGCCTTATTTTCAATTCCCTTTTGATGAAATGATCAATCGGATCAAGGGCAAGGTTGGCCAGTACCTGGGAAGTGACATTACCCAACGGTAGGCCTCGTCCGGAATCATTAGCATAGAATTTTTTGAGCAGATCCAGTGTAGGGGTACATTTAATTAATCGGCTCAGCTGCTTCTCCAGTACCCGGTGGTCCACTGAATAGAAGAACTTTTCGATATCCACCTTCAAACAATAACCTTCCATCTTGTAATTGACCAAGTAGGATTTTAACTGATCACTGGCCGCATGGGTACCTCGCTGCCTACGACAGGCATAACTTTGATGAATGAAGTGCCGTTCGATAATATCGCGGATGACAATCAATAGGGCATGTTGAACGATACGATCTTCCAAATATGGAGCTTCTATCAACCTGGTCTTGGGATCATGGACATAAAATGTCCTTAATTCCCTGGGATGATAAGTTCCGTTTTCAAGTCTTATCAGCACATTGCTCAGGTTAACAGCAAGATTCTCTTCATAGGCCAGAATAGAAAAAAAATAGCTTTTATTCCTTTTCACTTCCCACCATGCCTGAAGGAGAACCTCGTAATTACACCATCTGGATTTTAAAATTCCTGCTCTATTCATATAAAAAAGCGAGGTGGCCAGACTTTCGCATCAGTGCTACTCGAATGGCCACACCCTTTGATTCCTGTCACAATGACAAGGATGATGCTCCCTTTTAACTGTACCTACTCCGGTATCCCTTGAGATTCCGGCTTACGGTGAAATGTTAAGAGTCCACCCCGAAACGACACATTTCTGTTCGAGTTGTTCCGGGTGTTATTCCAATTGCGCGCGCCCACCCCGGCGATATTATTGTTATTCCAATTGAAGAAGCCGAGAGGCGCAATGAACATATTCAAGCATCACCCTGTATTAGCCTTCATCCAGGCACCAAGCATACGGCCAACTTCATCAATATTAAGTTGGCTAACCCGGTGCTTTTGGCTGTCAATGTACTTTAACTCAAATGAAAGATTGATCAATTGCCGCAGGGTCTCATGCTTTACATCAAACTCCGAAAATGAGGTCTTTTTGATGTACCGCTTATTTGCTGCAACAGCCAACTCCAAGATATCGTAACCGAGGTCCCGGATCTTGGCTGCCAACAGAAACTTCTCGAACTTTGGAAATTGCCGGAGCATGATATTGTTGTACAATATCATGTCACGTATCTTCTTTTCGATGAGCAGGTATTCTGACATTCGGGCAAAAATAGGGTATTTCCTTTTAAGCGCAAACTTATTTCAAGATGTCAAAGAACAATATTGGTAGCCGCTCACTATCGCTCGCGGCGACATTTATCCAATTAAAAGGCCACCACGAAACGACACAGCTCTGTCCGAGTGGCTCCGGCGGCCATTCCAAACGCGCGCGCCCACCCCGGCGAGCCTACTGTCATTCCAACTGAAGACGCCGAGAGGCGCAAGTTGATTTGCTATATAGATATAACAATAATCATTACCCATAAGGGAAGTACCACCTCCATAGGAATCTTTGTTCATTGGCAATCCAGCGGCAGACACCTTGTAAGCATTGACCGCTCTATCCACCTCCCCGGAAAATACCTGGTTTGCAGAGTTACCATATAATTGACCAAAAGTTCCGCAGAAATCAACATCAATCTCGTTGTACATTGCGGCTACACCTGTAGCACCCCACAGATCGGTTGCCCCGGAAGTTCCGGAAGTGACATTTTTAAGATCAACGGATTCTTTCAGTATATAGAACTTACCAGTTAGTGATGTCAGATTTGCGGCATAATCGACAGTCAATGCCGATGTATCAACATACGCACCGGTTTTATTCTTGATCTTAAAAGTGTTTCCGGCGATATCGGAGATTGTGAATAACTTACTTTTCAATAAAGTTGCCCATTCACCTGTCAATGTCCCTTCAATCTGGACGGGTTTTCCATTGGCATAATTAGAGTTGGCAGCAGCAGCATTGGTAACCGTAACAACAGCCTGGGCTGCCCTGGTGATGGCAGTTATGGCCTGCGCTGACTCAGCAATACAGGTAACCCCCGGAAGGAACTCATACTGGTTACAATCAATACAAATCCCTGAATCCTGGCCATTGTGAGTGGTTTTAGCGAAGGGACTTCCACCACCATTCTTACGCGCTTCCATCGGGGCTGTCTTGGCTCCCCAAAAAGCATCATCACAGGCCGCGTAGGTGACTCCGGAATCATAATAATCAACTCCATAATAGTTATTTCCCCTGGGTTCAGATGGACTGATGTCGTTAAATGCGCAATTGGCTGTTCCTATGGCAGCCTGCTTGTGTATCTGAGTTAAAAATCTGAGCCACTCAGCGTCAAAAAGTACAAAATCAATATAATCATCTCCCCTACTCTTGATAGCACCAATTGCCCCTGCATAGACATCTACAGGTGTTTGTCCATTTGCACGACAATTGGAGAAACTACCGGCAAAAAGGTTATCGCTTCCCGGGTTCAGACGTTTAGTTTCGCTACTGGAAGAGATTGGGTTTCCAAGTTTGATGGAACTGGCCACACCCTTATTGGCAAGTGATCCGGATGCATCCAGGTCAGATGCAGTGATCCCTGTTAATGAGGGTTTGTATTTATCTATAAATTTCCCGCGCTGGACAACGCCACCATTGATGAATACCCTGGGCAGGAAATACCCTGCGGCGTTGGCTGTAGCTTCATCAATAAAATAGCCCTCCGGCTTTATGTCTCCGGTATTATCTGCATTTTTTTTACCCCAGGCAAACGGGTTCCATACCATTATGGAGCCGTCATGGCTGACCTGGTAATTTCCGTAATTAGATGAGGTGATGTCGTAGGTGCCATTAATCGGTAATATCTCTTCACCAGGATGCAGGGCATTATATTCTCCAAGCAATTCCGGAGGACAGATCCCCACACCAAACCCACGCTTTCCAGGCTCCCCGATGTGATTGATCAGGGTCATCTCAATTTGTATGTCAGGTTCATATTTCGACCATGCAGATCCACTCCATATTAAAAATGCAATTGGTTTAACTACTACCAATCCGGCAAAATGAGTGAATGTGCCGGTTTCCCCGGCTATCCAATACTGGGGCCCTGTTGGTGATCCCGGATCAGTCCCTGACATGGCAACGCCCATAAACGCTGTTGCTATTCCATCAACATTGAGAAAATCTTTAATCAAATTTGGGGTCATTGTTCTGTTGCCCGCATCCTGTACTATAGGGATAAGTTCGGTGCCTGCCAAAGAGGTTGCTGCCGGGAATTCTGAAATTTTCTTGTTACTCATTTTTAGTCCTCCTGAATTATTATTTCGTTTATTTCTGTTTCTAAGTATTCACCTGTTTCTGATATAATGGCATCATCAATTTCTGATGGGGCGTGAATAAATGGTATCCCTAAGCCAATTCCTAATGCTCCCATGATGAAAATATTATTTTAATAAATAATGATCAACAGCAATCCCGGTACCGGTAAAAATGAGGGCATGCACCCACCATTTCTCATACCATTTTACCGGTGGGGATATAATTGTAAACTGAACTACCTTTCCGGTAGTAGTATGCGGGTTATCCTGGATGATGGATCCGGCCAGATATTGTTTGTTCCACCAATGATCCCGTTTCCAGTAATAATCAATGGTTGTATTATTGAAAATGGAATATTCGAGATCGGCATAGGTGTTAAAAACAAATCCTCTCAGGTTAAGCCACCGGTCATTCCAGCGGAATACACGTGCAGTTTTGGTGCTGTCACCCTGGATGAAGGTAGTATCATGAACCGACAGCTTCAGGGTATCATGGGTATTCGATCCAACTGAAGTATGACTGGACAGGTGCTTCCAGAAGGTGATCCCTGATTTCAACTCATTGATATTGCTGTCCTTCATGGAATTTAATTGTTGCAGGGTAAACTGAAAGGCTTTAAAGGTGGAAATTTCCCTCCCTTGTTTATCCCTTGTCTTGGTCAGGATGGTATTTGCAAGTTGTACCTGGCTATATGCCGACTGGCTTTGAGATAATTCACTGCGGGCCTGCAGGAACATTGCCAGCAGGATCCCGGTGATGATCACCAGGGCAATAATGATGAGTATGTACTTCCAGGGCTTAATGCTTCAATAAGTTACAAGTGTAAATGCTGTGATCCTGAATGAATTTAAAGGCTCTATCCCGCGTGACTTCAACCAGATCCCATCTCCATTTGATTGTGACCCGGTGTTGCCTCCCGATGTGTTACCCTCTACGGTTAAACCATATCGGGTGTACCATTTTCGCACAAACCCGGTGTGGCCATTGATAGTGTTGCCGCGTTGCCAGACAATGATGGTACCCGGTGGTATCTTAACTTTCCCTATCAAAACATCCTTGGCCGGGATACTTGATCTAAGTTTAAAGTTCCTGGCCAGGCCGGACCTAACCGTTGGGGTTTTCACACTGGCCGAATCAATACAAAGGGTCACGAAAAATGCACAATAAGATGAGTTCGGTGCCCCATGGCCCCTCCTTATGATATACTCAATTTTAGGGCCGTCATTGTTTCCAGTGGCCTCGACAGTTCCTACATAAGATTTTGCTATTGTCAGGTGTTTCGGGCACTGACTATGCAAGCCCGATACAGGCAGCAATAATAATAGCGTTACCCAAATAAATGAGCGCATATCCTGTGTTTTTATTTTTGATTTCTTCAACCGTATCAACTGAATGAAATATTACATCATCAACTAAAGAAAGTACGATGATTCCCATTATTGCTTTTACTAAACCTATGGGCAAAGAAGAGTATTGCACAAACTGGTCTACTGAGAAAATGGTAAACCCTAATGCAAATAAAAAGAACAACAGTGTTAAGGTGTATCTTACGGCCTTGATGTGTTCTCTGGATACATTAAATATGTTCTTCATGATTTTATGTGTTACAAAAATTGAAAATTTAAACGACTTAATTTGATTTCCATCTGCTATTTTTATCAGAGTTAATGTGCATCCATATCCTTAAATTCGCAGTATCTACTTTATCGGATACTTTGTCAACACCACTCTTTATGTCCTTCATAATCAGATATAGCATATTAAACTCCGCCTTGTCTACTTTCTTTATTTCAATGGCATCAATTTGCTTTTGCATCGCCTCCTGTTTTGCACCGGAGGCCCCCCGATCACGGCTAACAGCTACAACAAATCCAAGAATGGAAATAATTATAGCAATGCCGGCAGCTGATTTACAGATTGATTTCCAAACCGGTTCGTGTTGATGAAGTTTCTTGATATCCATCTTTCGTCACATTTATCAATTATCGTTTTTATTTTAAACTATTTCAGCTTCAATAAGAATAATTCCACTCACTTCAATTATAACCCATCCGGCTGTGGTCGCTGAAGGTTCATCCACCTGCCACATATAACTATTGTTGTCTATTTGCGTCAATACATAACTGGATTGTAAATTTGTATAATGCATGGATGTTGGCGTAATTGTGGGTTCCTTCCTTTTGTGCGAAAAATAGGTATGCCCCCAGTGTGAATGACTGCTTCCGATTCCATTCACCTGAATTTTCTCATCTACCTTTTTCTCTTCATAAAATTTCAGGCATTCATAGGTATCATTTCTTTGATCAAAAATGGAAGGGATCTCTCCGCGTTCCAATTGTACTTCAGTCATCCAGAATTCCAATGCTGTTGCTTCATGGATATTAAACATCACCTCCAGGCAGTTATCTTCATCCAGGTCACCTATGCTCATGGCAACCATGCTTTCCGGCTCAAATACCAATGAGTAATATCCAAACCCGGTAAGTATCTGGACACTCTGCATATCATGCCATTTGTCGCCTGATGAAAAACCTGTATTGGATAGATATTGTGATAATAAAATATCCATCATAAAATCACAATTGGAATGAAAGGCAAAGCTGAGCACACATTTCCCATCGGCAAACTGCATCACGTTGGGTATTCTCTGTTTTATGAAGATATCACCGGATGCAGCGGAAAAAACGCCTTTCATGGCAGCCCATGTTTCTGCAATATCTCCGCGTAAGACATCCTGATCCTGAGTTATGGTTCCTGTCCTGGATGATCCAGCACATTTGACCAGCCACCTGTCAAGGGTAAATTTCTCATCCCCCGAATTGACGGCGAAAGTATCCCCCCTTTGAGCAACTCTCATGTCACCGTTGATGATCGAATTTTTCCTCCCCATCCGGGCAATCTCATTCTGCACAAAAGCTGTGGAAGCAACAGCGGTATCACTCTGCTGTGCGATATATGAATTTGCAACCGTGGACCCACTTAGTAACTTACCGACAAGGCCGGTTGTGCCTGCAATGATTGCATCAAGTAACGTCTTTAGATATTTTGTCCTGTTGGTGAGATTTTTCAGGGGAACATTGGTTGCCCCGGTAGTACCACCCAATACCGGATCAGTGGTTTCTAACTGGTAAACAGTTTCCCAGGTATTGCTTTCAGGTAAGTTCGACATGGCATTTTATATTTAAACAAAAACAACTTCTGTTAATCTACATCGTAAAGGCTTATATTCATTGATGACGGCGGTAATAAGCACAATCCACTCATCAGGGACACCCTCAATGCCCTCCATATTTATTCCTTCAGCCAGTTCTGTCGATATGGGGTCATTAAATTCAGTAGTGATCCCATGCTCCACCGGCACGAAAGCCCTGAAATTTGCCCATCCGGCAGACCCGTAAGTATTCGTTCCATCATAATTGATCTCCCCGTTGTAATACCTGTCAACACCTTCCTGAAAGTAAGCACCAGGAAACCCAACTATCTCCAGGGCCCTTTTTATGGAATAGGGAGTTCCTTTGATTTTATGGACAGCAATAGAACTCTTTATCAAATCCCTCTTTTGAGCCGTGGTAGTACAAAACTTCCATCCCTCTACCCCCATCACATGAAATTGATTAGCAAGCAAGGGTAATGCCCCCTCCAGGCAGGTATCAAACATATTCATCAGTAACACTGTCAGGTCAAGTGCCTTTAGCCGGTCACTGAAGATGTCATAAAACACCGCCAGGTGATCCTTTGAATTTATTACCGATGCAAGTGGCCTTATCATGTCAGTTCATAAGTTGTTACGTCCGTACAGACGGCAAATTCATTTTCTTCCGGAAGCACGCTTCCCCAAGATCCCGTTGTAGCATCTATGCAGTCAAGAGTATCAATGCAGACCCCAATGATCTGGCTTTTATAGATTGGTGTCCCCAGTTTTGTCATCTGCGTTGCCACATAGGCTTCAACGGCTGCCTGAACGGCATCCAGTACATCCTGGACCACAGCACCGGGAGCAACCCGAACCCCGATATTCAGGTCATATTCAATCTTTGTAGGGCTGATGGCAATTACCGTATCACATAGCGGACGTACCTTTTCATCTGAGCAGATGGCCAGCACTGCATTGAGGATCTCTGTTGGAGTTGTAATACCACCCTCCACCAATGGATAGATGTTTACTATGCCGGGATCCGGAGAATTCACCAGGACATCGACAATGGTCTGTGATGCTGTACGGGCAAAGAATTCATAACTCTGTTTTGGTCCGGCACATGAAAAAGATTCAGGTGCCAGTTTGATACGCTCCCTGAATTTATTATCGCTTTCCTGATCATCACCCCCGGCACTGGTTGTAGTATTCGTTACCGATGAGATGAACCCTGAAGGATCGAGAAGTTTGGTCAGTGATCCAGGAAGGTACCCATTCCCTTTTACCCCTTCATTATTACAAATGGCAGGTACATCTACAGTGTCATCCGTATCCAGGAAGTCCACATTCTGCGAAGTGATAAATATCGTTCCGTCTGCAGCGGCCACCCTTTTCCCCTCTACGATAGTACCTACGCTGTGAACGGTAGTCAATGTGAATTGCAGCGTGGTGACGGCGTAAGAAGCAGCCAGTCTTTTCACTCCAACAAGGGCACCAAGGTAATCCAGTATAGGGGCAATGGCAAAGTCCACAAGGTTCTGTTCACATGCTTGCTGCACCTGCGAGCGCACCAGGCTCTCACGATAAGCCATTGAATCCAACAGCAACCGTTCTACCTGAGCAGGTTGTAATGTCTTTCCTGTCCTGGCCTGGTAATCTGCAATCATGGCATTGATGATGGCCTGAAGATCGTTTTCAATGAATACTGGCTTAGTTGACATACTTTGAAGTATATAATTGTCCATTTGTGGTAGTCCATTTGATGTCTATTGTCAGGTGGCCTTCCAATGCTGAAAAGGTCACTGCATCTATGATGGCACGTTTTTCATAAACCTGGATCTGTTTTATCAGATCAGTGATCACCCCGGCAGCGGTTGTTTCCATCGGCTTGTCAATCCATGACTGCATATCAACTCCGAATCCCGGCCTCAGTGGATTGGTTCCCTTCTGAGTATTAATGATGTTCATGATGCACTGGTCAATATCTGACATGTCGGCCACAAC